CGCCATATCCAGTGAGCGTAAAGGTGCAGGTGGCCACGTTGCCCGCCTGAATATCTTCTGAAAAATCGGTGACAAACGCCACGCCTGACATGTATTCCGGGCTGCCGGTGGCGCTCATCTCCGGGCTTTCCCGATACCACTCCACCGTCTTGGTGGTGGCATTCAGCGCCGCATCACGCAGCAGCTGATAGCCCGCATCATTCAGGTCCAGGTTCATGGTGCAAGGCAGCGTGTAGCTCTGCCCGGTCACCAGCGCCTTGGTGAAACCCTGCGTGGACGAGTAGTCCGTCACGGTCTGGGTGTCGCTGCTGCCCTGAATGCCAGCGTTGCTCAGGTTCCCCACCAGCGTCATCGACGTGCTGGCGGTGGGGTTGGTGCTGGCAGTGGTGCCAAGTTTGAGGTACAGCTTGTACCCGAGGGCGGCGTAATAGCCCATTGGTCAGGACGGATGGTGATGCCATAGGTTGCCGATCAGGCAGCCTGGCCGTCTTCCTCCGCTTCCAGCACCTCCCACGGTGTGGGCCTGGGACAGGTATGCAGGTCAAAGCCTTTCATTTCATGCGCCACACCAGCGGTGGCCAGCAGCGCATCCTTGAGTTCCTGCTTGCTGCAGCCCAGTTCACGGCACACCGCCGTTGAATCCCAGCCCAGTGCCATCAGCTTGCGGGCATTGTTGCCCAGCAGCCTGGCCTTATGCGTGGCCTTGATGGTCCAGTTGTTGCTGCGCAGAAAGTGCAGACACTCGCCCTGGGCAAAGCTCCAGAAGATCGTGCTCAGCTTCCCGCGATCTGGGTTCCATGCCTTGCACGCTTTCAAAAATGCCATATCGACGCAACTGAAAATGTCTTCAGTGGCCATGCAGTGCTTGTACTTGCGGCAGAGCTTGCCGCCAAACATCCTGATCAGGCCAATATTCTCGGCATACATGCGACCAAAACGGCGCTGCTCTTCACGTGTAAGCGGCTTGGCCAGGTGATTTTCAACACGCCGCTTGACCGGTGCCGCATCTACGGCCGCAAATAGATCAAGTTGCAGTGTTGAGGCACTCATAGCGCACCCTAGCTGCGCATGACCTTGAGCGTGCCAACTGCAGAATTAGGCTTGCTCAGGCATAAGCAACCGAGCACCTGAAGCAGGTTGGGCACGACATTGAGTGCGTTCTTGGCTTCGGCCTGTTGCACGCTGTTGAACTCCACGTCAATGACATCAACGCGGGCGCGCTTGAGGTTGGCGTTAGGGATGCCAGGGATCAGCTCGCTGCTGCCCGCACCTGCACTGCTCAGCAGGGTGTTGTCTTTGAGCAGCGCTTCGGCCAGGTCAAACGTGGCTTGCTTGATCGGCTGCGGGATTTCGCTGCTGGTAAAACTCCAGTCGCCGCATTCCGCTTCGCTGCGGGGCCACAGCAGCGCTTGGCTGGTGCTGGCCTTGTCCCCGATGTAGCTGAGCTGATCGAGATACCGGGTGGCCATGATCAGCGCACGGCCTTTGTTGTCCGTGCTGGCCGATGCCCAGCTGAGGGTGCCGAGGTACAGGTTGGCCAGATCGTCAGCAGCAGCTACTGAGAGGTAGCTGTTGGCATTGGATGCGCCGGCAGTGGCAACAACGGTGACGGTCATGGCATCCCGGTCGTGCCATAAGTTGCCGCTCAGCCTTTCGGGGCTTGCCAGAGCTTGACCGCTTTGTCAAAGCCGATCTCACCATCAACAAGCCGCTGGCCGAGCTTTTTGCCAAAGATGCTCTGGGCGGTTGCGGGGTTGTCTTTGACCCAGCGCTTGGCAGCCACCTTGAAGCTGAGGCCAGCTTCTGGGCCATCACCATCAGCAAGGCGCTGCGGGGCAACGGGTTCACCGCTGGGGTTGGTCATATCTTCATTGCGCCATTTCCACGGTAATAGATAACATCTACATTGAAAATGTGGCGACACTTTTTTATAGTCTACTGGAAACCGCTTGCCGTCTAGTGCCAAACAGATTGGGCAGACCGAGCTGTCAAGCGTGGCGGTCCAGACCAAGCCTTCGGCACCTAGCCAGGCTGGGTCCGTTTCAAACTCATAGATGGCCTGCTGGGCCGCATTGCCCACCTCATGCACACCCGTGCGGATGATCGCCTCGACGTTGTTCTGGGTGACGCGCACCACCGCATCCTCATAGGTGGCAAACGTCTCGCCGCCCAGATCAGATAAGCCCAGCCTGATGAAGCGCTCAACGCGATCTGCCACAGCAGCCGGCAGCGTTTGCGTCAGCTGCGCACTCAGCGTTTTGCCGCCCACTACCGCGTCATTGACGATGCGGTTGACCTGAGCGTTGGTGATCGCCACCGCACCCTCGTTGCTGAGTTCACCACCGGCCATGGTGACCATGCGCCGCGCAAACTCCAGCTGCTGCTCCACGAACGGTGCCAAGGCTTCCTGCATTGCCGCCAGCTGCGGGATGCCGAAGCTCTCCTGCACGCTGTTGGCCACTGCTGCGACCACTGCCTGAATCGTGCGCTCACGGTTGGGGCCAACCGCCAACACACCGCTGCTGCCCACCACACGCTCCACCGCAATCAACGTGGTGCGCAGATCGCGCAGCGCTTGTTTGATCAACCTGTCCTCCAGCTTTTTGGCCCGCAGCGCATTGCGCAGGAAGGCCTCGATTTGCTGGGACAGATCAGCCACGCCCTTGACCGCGATAGCGTTTGCGCCGCCCATTGCGGCTGGATGCACCGAGGCGGGTGTGAACCGAGCGGCCTTGGCGCGACTTTTTCGGTGGCCCTGGTTGAAAGAGGCGGGCACCGAGGCCCGCCTTTGCCTTGGTGGCCATCAGAGCTTGTAGGCCACGACTTTGCCGCTGGTCAGCGTCACCGAGGTGAACAACCCGTCCAGCGTTCCACCGGCCGGCAGCGGCACAGCAGAAAAGGTGTTGCCTGAAGCATTCTCAACGGTGGCGGTGTTGATCACCGTGGCTTCCAGCGCGTAAAGGCGAAAGAAGCGACCCGTGTGGGCCACGGTGTCGGTGATCAGCTCAAAGCCAACCTGACCAGCGCCACCAACTTGCTCGGTTGCATAGGAGCGAGGCATCAGCCTTCCTCCTTTTTGCGACCGCGCTTAGGTGCTTCTGGTTGAGGCACTGGCGCCTCACACACTTCTGGCTCCGTAGAAGGGGAGGCCACTGCCGGAGCAGCAGCCTCTTCCTCTTCACGACGGGCCAGGTTGAACCCGGTCAGTCCCATGACTCAACCTCAGTCGAAGTTGGAGGTCACGGTGCCGCGCACGATGCCAATGTTCTTGGTCTCGTACACCTTGGTCCAGTTGGTGATGGTGGCCAGGGTGGCCTGGCTGGGGTTGGCGCCACCGGCGGTCTGGTACTGCGAACCCATGGGGTGGTAACAGTTGTGCCAGGACACGGCCATGTAGTCAGCCAGGGCCAGGATGTCGCGGTCCACTTCAGTCTTCAGACCCTGCTGCTCGCCAGAGGCGACCGAACCGGGGGTGAAGAAATAGGTGGCGTACTTCTTGGATCCGCCAGTGCCGCTTGTCTGCACATCGTCAGAGACGATTACGCGCATGCCCATGTAGAAGGGCACGCTGTCATCAGCGGTGTAGGCACCAGCAATGCTGCCGCCAAAGGCATCCTCTGCAGTACCCAGCGCAGTAGCGCGGGCTTCAGCAGCGGTCACATAATCAATGGCGCGGCGCTCCACCAGGTCGTAATAGACGGCGGAGTCCATGCAGATGGCGGAGAGCTTGTCGCCCTGATCGCCCAGCAGTGCGCGTGCCTTGGCCACGTGACGAGGGGACAGGGCAGTTTCGCCCGATCCACCAGCGTCAAAGGTCAGGTCAATGAAAGCAGCGCCAGTGTTGGCCGAACCAACAGCACCAAACACGCCGGCAAGGGTGGCGAGCAGGTCTTTTTGCTGCTGGTGGGCGATGTAGCTAGCAACCTTGTTGCCAATGGCAGCCATGGGATCAGCGCCAGCGGCCAGTTTGGCCAGCTCACGCACGCCCCAGGCGCGGCCACGGTGCAGGACCACGCCACGCTGCTTGTCAGCGGTGATGTTGCCGGGTGTCAGGCTGCCGGAGTCGCTAAGGACTTCAGCATCACCAGCGAGGTTGGCATCCCAGAAGGGGACGTTCACATAATCACCACCTTCGGTGGCATCCAGTGCAGCCAGAGGCTGAACAACACCAGAAGCAAGGAAGGCATTACGACGGGTGGTGGCTTCTTCGAGATAGGGGGTAAAAATCTCGGGAATGACCACATCAGACCGCACAGTGGCAGCCATTGGTTGATCTCCTAGAGGAAGGTTTGCGGTTGATGGCCACAGGCCGCAGGGTCAGCACAGCCTCCCCTCTTGCCTTTAAGTATGCCTGGGGTGTGTTACTTAGCTGCTGCAGCTTTGAGGCGCTGGTACAACTCAGGATCGGTTTTGTAGATCCTGGCTTGTTCTGTCAGGTTGAAGTGTTCGCGGCTGAAAGGGTTTTTGCTACCAGCTGGTAGTTCACCGCCGCCACTGCTGCGGCCTACGGGTGCGCCGGTGCCTTGGGGCTTGGGTGCTTTGAGGCGGTATTGCGGCAGGCTGGATTTCGCCCAATCGCCAATGGGTGTGCGCTGATAGCCATCGACCACGACGACGGTGCCATCGGGCTCGCGTTCAATTTGATCAGGCTTGAGCCGCAGACGGATCACCTCATCAGGATCGTGAACGGTGTCGGCCAGGGCAGCGACAGCAGGACCGATCACCTTGAGTTCACGGTTTTCTGCTTCCAGCGCTTCAATGCGCTGCTGCAGGCTTGCCTCGCGGTCACGGAACTGGGCTTCCAGCTTTTGGCGTGCTTCGCTGTATTGGCCCTTTTGCTCTAGCTCGGCTTGTTCAGCGCGCTGCTTGAAGTCGAGCAGCTCTTGCACGTTGATGCCATCTGGCAGTTCGGGAACCTTTTTGGCCAGCTTCTTTTTCTCGTCAAGAAGCTCAGCGTTTTTGCGCCGCAAAGCCTCAATTTCAGCTTCGAGGGCTGAATTGTTGGGGGCGGATGAAGACTGCTCCACAGGAGCGTTGTCGTTGTCAGGCATGAAGACCCACAGGGTCGAGAGTGCTCGTTAGGTTGCCGTTTGCGTCTCTTGCGGCTGGCCGGAAAGCTGCTGCAGGTTGTTAGCCAGTTGCTGTTCAGTGGCTTGCAACTTGGCTTGCTGTTGCGCAGCGGTGGCTTCTAGCTCAGCGTCAACATCAAAGTCGTCGTAGAGCCATTCGCCATCGGCCAGCTGGATCAGCAGCGTCTCTTGGGTGATGTCCCCGTTGATGCGCAGCTTCACCAGCTCGGCCACATGCGCTGGCTCCAGCGTGTGGGCCACGAAGTCGTTGTTGACCATGCTGCTGCCAGCAGTAGGCAGGTTGAGAAACCGTGCATGGAACTGCAAGCAGGTGTCGATCAGGTTCTGCAGGCCCAGAGCCACGGCCATCAGGGCGGCATCACCTTGGCTGCGGTCAATGGCTTTGGACTGCGCCGCTTGGTTGGTCATGTTCTGGCCCAGCACAGCCGCCAGGCCCAGCTCAGCAATCTGCTTTTCAATGCGGTCCAGTTCGGTGAAGCGGGCCTGGTAGCTGGTGCCGGTGGGTTCACTGAACTCGGCGCGGGCATCCACAGGGAACGCCATGGCCGAGGCGGGGCCAGCCTCTAGCTCGTCTACTTCAGCCGGCACGCCAAAGAGGTTGTAACGGGGCACAGCCGCGACGTGCAGCAGGTTGGCCTGATCGGATTCGCAGCGGTAGGCCTTGAGGTTCAGGTGCGCGACTTCCTCTAGCGGTGGCGTGGATTCGAGGATGCCGGTGCGGTTGGCATAGGCCACCGCAAAGGGAATCTCGTCGAGTGTGGTGGTGCCTTCTGAGATCAGTTCCCAGTCCCGGTTTCGGGATGCCTGCTTGCGGTACAGGCGGAACGCGCCGGGCTCCAGGACGCGCACCTGCTCAACCTGCTCTTCACCAAATTCGCCATAGGGCACGATCACCTGCTCGCGCAGCCGCAGCTGGGTGAGCTTCTGGCTGCCGCCGACCACATCCGTGCGCCAACCCAGGATGTCGCGGGGCGTGTAGGCCACCCAATACGGCCGGCTGAAATCAGTCACCGGGGTGTCATCACCTTCATCACCACGGGGGAAGTCCACCAGCACGCCAACATGGCCGTAGCGAATGCACTTGCGCGCCAGATCCTGCAGGTAGACGTTGAGGTCACTGCCGGAGAGGTCTACGTCGTAGAGATGCTCCTGGATGACATCAGGCACGTTATCGAGCCTGACGGGCTTGCGGGTGAGCATCCCCGCCAGCATCTGCTCTAGGCGCAGGAAATAAGGCGGGCAGACAGAACGTGCGAGACGTGCTTTGTAGCTGTCGTCATCTTCTTTGGGTTCCTGCGGCAGGTAGCGCTTGCCAGCAGCTTGCATACCGAGGGTGCCAAGGCTCAGCTGCTCGATCAGCCGCCAGCGCGGTTCCATGCGCTGCCAGGCAATACCGGGATCGTGAACCTGCAGATCCTTGATGGTGGTCAAGGCGAGGTTCAGATTGGTGGCGGCAGCGAGGGTATGCACGGAGCTTTTTCCTAGCTTGCCCTTAGGCCAATGCTTGTCTTACGGCATAACGACTGATGCGTAGGTGAGTGGCGATGCGTTGCTGGCTCCAGCCGTAGGAGCGGAGGCGGTGGATGCGTTGCTGGCGGCTTTCGGTCAGCCAGAGGGCCACGCCGAGGAGGATCAGGGCGGGCACCAGCAACACCCACAGCAGGGTGGTGATGGTCATGGGTTAGAAGGCGATCACCAGCCGGAGCAGCGCTCAACAGCTGGTGACAATGAATGGTGTCCGCTCGTCTGGGTAACCCGGCCGTGTGCGGCGTTACCGGGGTGGGCTCCTTGTGCTGGTCAGGCCAGCGGGGTGCTCACGTCCGCCCCGTGCTTCCATTATAGACGATTGGCTTCCCTACGTCGAGCTAGTAGAGCCGTAGCCCGCGCACAGCCTTGCCGGCCGTAGCCCGGCCCACCTCAAAGCAGCGATGCACGACATACCCAAGCGCGTCATTCATATGGTCGTAATTCGCCTCTTTGTCCGGCAAGCCTTTCTCGTCATAGCTCTGCAGCTCCAGGCACTCAATCGTGCGTTTGCAGCTGGGGTCCACAAACAGCCGGTGTTCGCCGTTGCCGTTCTCCAGCAGCGCCTGCACAGCAGCCACACGATCCCGGATCGGTGGGTTGGCCTTGGGGGCCATGTTGCTGATGTCGTAGCTCTGCAGGATGGCAATGTCGCTGCGGGAGCTGTTGGTGCTGCGGGCGGCACCGGAAGCGTCGGGGTAACCGAGGATGCGAGCTTTGCCGTAACGCCTGCGCACCTCTTGTGCCATGGCGTCAGTGTCATGGGCCGCGCTGATCTCGTCAAAGACGTGCAGCTCGCGGCCACGGCGGACCGCCAGCACGGCGTTGCAGTTGCCGACGTTGAAGTCGCAGCCCATCAGGATCGTTTCGTCAATGTCCCACGTGACCGGGATGACGTGACGGTCGCGGTTGAAGCGGTCGTACACCTGGCCGGTGGTCAGGTTGACCCATTGGCCCTCTAAATAGGCCAGCAGCAGGTTGGGGTCGTAGTTGGCCTTGAGCGTGTCGATAAAGTCCGGCGGCAGGTGCGGGTTGTCGTAGGTGCGCATCCTGATCAGATGCCGGTCTTCACGGGCCAGGGCTTCCTCGGTGCCGAAGTTCTCGTACATCCATGCGAAACCTTCAGGCGTGGATGCTGCAGCGAATTGGCGGGTGTTGCCGGAGCGCAGGCGGCCCAGGATCTTGGTAAAGGCCTTCTGGGCGAGAGGTTTGGACACGGTGTCCACCTCGTCCGCAAGACACCAGGCCAGGTTCAAGCCGATCAGGCGGGTCCAGTTCTCGAAGGAGCGGCACAGGATCTTGGTGTCACCACCAGGCAAGTGCAGTACGTACTCCGGTAGCGGTGAAGCCCTGAACGTATAAGGGATGTCGTAGGCCTCTAGGAAGTCGTCGAAGTCGTTCTGCCAGATGTCACGGATCAGGGGGCCGGTGGGCTCCATGACGCAGCCGATAAAGCCTTGGTTAGCAACGGCTAGGTGGATGGCTTTGGCGCAGAGGGCGCGTGTTTTGCCAGAGCCGTAGCCAGCGCATAGGGCGACGATCTTGTGATCGGTGTCGTCGATGAAGGCCTGCTGCTTGGGGTGCAGGTCGTTGTGGATGCGGGCCAGCAGTGTGGCGGCATCGAGGGTTCCAGTGCTGCGGCCAAGGATCTGAAGGACGTGGCCTTCGGGTGCTGCAGCAAGGATGCTCACGAGCAGAGCTGCGCCAGCTTGGCAGCTGTATTAATGGCACCCAAGGCAATGTGGTACTGCCCAGCACGGCGTGCCTCTAGCTGCAGGGTGGAGCACTGCGAGAGCAGATCCGCGATCATTTGAGGCCGTTCGATGTCCCAGTCAGCCTTGAGCTGCTCGCGGGCAAGCCTGAGGTACTCATCGCAGGAGCGCGGTCCAACCCCCCAGTTTTCCGAGGCATATCGAATGCAGTCCGACCTGCGGCCACCGGTCGCAATGATGCGAGCAAAGCGGTTTGCACGGTCGATGGTTTCTTGCTTGGTGCCACGAGGGGAAGCCATCAGGCGGCCTCCTGAAGCTCCTGGGTGAAGTGGGCGTCTGTGGGAATGCAGACGGCGGTGTTACCGGTGAAGTCTTCCCAGCGCTTGACGATCACATCGCAGTAGGCGGGGTCGAGTTCCATCATTCGGCAGTGGCGGGAGGTTTTCTCGCAGGCGATGAGGGTGGAGCCTGAACCGCCGTAAAAGTCGACAATCGTGGTGCCAGCATCAAGCAGCTCGAATGTCCATTCGGCTAGGGCGACTGGCTTTTGAGTTGGGTGAACTCGTTTTTCATTCTTCTCGCTGGCTTTAATCATGCCATTCCACTTGTGATGGAACAAGCGAGCGGAGCCACCTTGGCTAACCCATGCAAGCTCGCAATCAGAATTATTGTTAATAGCATCGCCTTCTCTTTTGTCCCAGACAAGCCAAGCCCTGCTAGGCGGAAGCTTGTCTGCGTAATGATTAGCCCCCCACGCAACAACAAGGTCGCAGAGACCAAACAAAGGGCTTGGGTCGTAAGGCTCTGTATCTCCTTTGATAACTGCATAATCGCCTCGCTTGGTCATGCCAGCGCCTGAAGGCGACTTGTAAGCGATGCCATAAGGCGGGTCGGTGAAGACCATGTCGGCTTTCTTGCCATCCATCAACCGCTCAACGGCTAACACGTCAGTGCTGTCACCACATAGCAAGCGATGATTGCCAAGAATCCAGAGGTCGCCAGGCTTGGTGATTGGCTCTGCCGGTGCCTCGGGTACGTCATCCGCATCGGTCAAGCCTTCTGCTGGTAGCTGCTCGACTTCACCAAGGATGGCGGCTAGGTCATTGGCGTCAAACCATGGAGCGATGTCATGTTCTTCGCTGAGCTGCTGCAGCATGTCCTTGTCCCAATCGGACAGGTCGCTGGTGCGGTTATCGGCTAAAGCAAGACCGATCTTTTCGTCTTCGGTCAAACCGGTGCGCTTAACGGCAATGATCTCGCTGCCATCGGTTTCGATTACCCGGACATTCTTGATGCCTGCTGCTTTGGCGCCTTCGAT